TTAAGGTTCCTACAACCTCAACGGTTGACTCGACGACAACTGTCCCTGGCGTGAACAAAAGCTTACATGTAAGATGGCAAGCAGACGGTACTACAAAGACATTCACAGCAGGTAGTGGAACCGACAACACTCCTTCCGGTGCTCGAATGTCGTTTGTCAAGGAAGACAACAATAGGCCAGGTCTAATTACTGATAGCGCACTTGACGGTTACCTTTTTACTTCTAACGCTAACGGTAAAAATAGTTACTGGTCGCCTCTTCTTGATGAGAATCAGTCCGATTACAGGATGTACAATGCTCAATATAACAACAGTGGTCGGTACAATTATGTCACTGAAATTGGTGTAGCACCTAAAGTGCTTGACATTGTTTCATATGAAGGCAATAGCAGCAATAACAGAGAAATTCCACATAACCTGGGCACAAAACCTGGGATGATTATTGTTAAGTGTACAAACAGTTCAGCAAACTGGATGGTGTTTCACATAAACAGAACACCAGGAACGGTCCTTAATCTTGACGAACAATTTAGCGAGACTTCTCCCCATGATGCATTCCCTACTGAGCCAACTAGTAAAAACTTCTATGTAGGAACTAATGGGTCTATAAATGGATCTGGTTTCCAATACGTAGCATATGTCTTTGCTGCTGATACACCTGGCAAGGTTAAGTGCGGCTCGTACGACGGCAGTGGATCTAACACAAATATAAATGTTGGATTCCAGGCTGGTTTTGTTCTGATTAAACGCACAAACGGTAGTGCTGATTGGATTGCTACTAATGAAAAAGCAAGTGATCAATACAAATACTGGAATCCAAACCGCGAGGATAACTCTTTCCAAGGAAATAGTGTAGATTACATTGATTTCCAAGCAACGGAACTTTCTTTGAAGGGTGGCAACACAGACTTCAATGCTTCTGGCGGTGAATACGTCTATCTTGCAATTGCTAGTGATCTTAATGGTCCTGACTCAACCCAACTCAACCTCCTGGGCGGCCAAGACCTTGAGTTCTTCACTGATGGTACTCAGATCACGAGTAACCTGGCGGCTAGTGGAAGTCGAGAATCGTTTAGTACCGTAACGTGGTCTGGCAATAGTAGTACTAGAAACATTAGCCCACAAATCAGTGCTGTTGATTACTTTGATCTTAGTTATAACACTGGTAACAAGTGGATGCTTTGGATAAAATCTCACAACAATGCTAATGGTCATAACCTTTACGACAGTGAAAGAGGTATGAAATTCATATCAACTCAGATGACTAATGTGGAAATGTTTGATGAGTACACATTCAAGGGACCTGTAGGAACAACAGCATACAAAGTTGGACCTAACGGGTATACAAATGAAAACGGTTCACAGTACATCTCCTGGAACTTCCTTGGATCACCTCAGTTCTTCGATGTTCAGAAGTATGTTAGCACCGCTAGTACTGGCGCAGCCATCCAGCACGATTTAGGTGTAGAGCCTGGGTTGATTATATTTAAAAATTTGAGCACAACTTCTGATTGGTGGGTTTACCATTCAGAGCTCCCCACTAAATATTTTAAGCTCAACCAGGATAACGCTGCGAGCAATATCGGCAATTGGGTTACTGTTACAGACACTGACTTTACCATTAATGGCTCATGGGATCAGGTAAACGGTAGTATAAATCCAAATAGCTACATCGCCTATCTCTTCGCCAAGGACACTCCTTATGTGAAGTGTGGTAAATACACAGGTGCTGGTGCTGGTACGCAACTTGATGTAGGGTTTAAACCCAGATGGATGATGATTAAGAGTCTTAATAGCTCAAGGGATTGGGTTATTATTGATAAGAATTTAGATAGCAACTTCATTGCTGCAAATAGTTATACGAGTAAACAAAGCTTTAACTTCAGCTTTACATCTACAGGGGTTACTTTAACTACTAGCAGTCCTCACTTTAATACTGATGGCGTTGAGTACGTCTACATCGCCATCGCTGACGAATCCTTAGGACATCCCCCTAGCATCCCATCCTCATCAACAGTCCAAGGAACACCCGACGTCAATGCTGCCACGATGGTGGTGAATGCTGAGTCATTCGATGTAGGCGATACTGCATCGGCAGCTGCCCTTGAAGCATCTATCACGTCTGTGGCTGGCTCTGATGGCAACACGTTGCTAGTAGATAGTTCCACTGGTACGTGGATGCCTGGTCTCTATGCCAAAGGTTCAGAAACTACAGTAACTGCTCCAAGTGCTGATGAGATTACATTTACTTCGACGAACGCTGGTACTACCTCGTTCTCTGGTGTTGATGCAACGCTCACAAGCCGTACCTGGACATTGGAATCTGGTCCCGCTGCAACTGGCCCTTGGACAGTAGTAGACACTTATGTTGACTACGATGCCCTGAATAGTCAGGACGGTGCAACACCTTGGTCTTCTAATAAGCCAGCTTTGGCAGCTGATACTTTCTATCGGGTCAAAGTTTCGTATGATTCAAATAACGCAGAGTCGGTCGAGTCTGTGTACAGCACATTTAAAACTTCTGCCTAATTTCTGAGGACAAACTAATGCCCCTTAACTTCCCCAATGCTCCTGTAGCCAACGACACGTACACTTATAGCGGCGTAACTTACGCCTATGACGGTCAAAAATGGACTTCCCGAGGAGCTCAAACAGGTATTGCTTTGCTGCCTGATGAAAATGGAAACGTTATTATCACCGGAAACCTGCAAGTTAACGGCGATATTAACGACGCCTAATTGTTATACTGAAAACATTAACCGCCGAGTGGAGACACGAACATGGCAATCAAAATTAGTGGAGAAACTGTCGTTGATGACAGTAAAAAAGGCCTATTTAATGACGTAGTTGTTAAGGGTGGCGCTGGCGAATCAGGTGAGATTACTCTCAACTGTGAAAACAATTCCCACGGCGTAAAGCTGAAGGGACCAGCCCACTCTGCTGGTGCAGACTATACGCTGACACTGCCCGATACATCTGGTAACAACGGCGAAGTGCTGACAACAGATGGCTCTGGCGCAATGAGCTGGGAAGAAGTTGTTGGCAATGAAATCTCAGGTACAGCTCCTACTAGCCCCTCTCAAGGTGCTCTGTGGACTGATACAAGTGAAGATCCCGCTGCTCCTATTCTTAAGACCTGGAACGGTTCTGCTTGGGTAGCAGTTGGTTCAGCCGCTCCTAGTGAGTTTGCCCCTGTTATTGACGATGTGACCCTTACAGAGAATGATACTACTGGTGCTCGCTTCACCAGCCAGACATTCGATGTAGATGTCAATATGCTGATTGAAGGTGTGCCTCACAGTCAGAAAGGATTGAAGGGTGAAGTGACCGCTGAGTTCAACGTTTATCCTGCATCTGAACCTGTTAGCTCTAATGTTGTAACAACATTTCCAAACAACAATCGGCAGACTTGGTCATTCTCTTGGCCGCAATACGGCACAGCTAGAGTTTATGCAACAAATCCTGCAGGATTCCCTCAATGGTATTTGATGGAAGGTCAAAACGGTAGCACTCTTAATTTGCGTTCGGGTGGCCCTGGCGAATATGGTGATACACAGGCATATCACGGAAATGCTACCTCCTTCCGTCAGGCTGTTTATATTCAGGCTTCCGGTACATATTATTACATTTATAGTGCAACTCGGTATAAGGATAACAACGGATACGCAAAGGCTTTTAGACGACGCGCAGACGGTACTGATGATTGGACTGGCTTTAACCCAGGCTATGAGATGTCACCACCGGTATATGACGACGTATATGACGTTTGGTGGCATTCCAGTAGCAGTGGTTCTAACAGCACTATCAGGAAAGGAACTACTCATCTAAGTAATGATTTGGGTGAACAGACTCGAGGCACATCATCACAGAGCGGGACTGGTATTATTGCGCTTGGAACTGACAGAGTTGTCTTTAGCAGACGTAATAGTCAGAACGGCCGCATCTACTGTGAAGTATATACAAGAGATGCTGGAAGTATGCAGCATCTAGGAAGTGCAACAATAACCACTTTTAATGCTAATTGCACTTACCTTAATTTTGCTGGCGGCTGGTTCTTTATTAAGGTTGATGGTACTATTAAAAAGTCGTCAGACGCACTTACATGGAATACCGTTACTATTGGCAATTCTGACTTTGATCTTTTGGAGGTAGTATTTAACCCCTCTACAAATAACATTGAAGCATATGGTCAGGATTATACCAACAGCAAATTGGAGATGTGGACCTCCAATAATGGTGGTGCTACTTGGGTGCTAGCTCATGAGGATCAAATCACTTCTACTACTACGCCAAATAATGTTCTCTTTGGTGGTGGCAAAGTAATTTGGTACGGTTACGCTAATGGTTACTACAACGAGCACTATTATCCCCGCAATGAACAGACACTCACTTTGTCTGGAACTGGTGCTGATTACAGCAGCTTCAATGTAGGAGATCTCATTAGACCTGAAGGTTCAACATCTTTGTCTGAGCGAGGAACAATTACTTCTATTTCAGGCGCGGATATTGAAGTTGAATCTGACTACATTTATCAAGCTGGTGACAAGATTGAAGCAGTCTATCCAACTAACAGTAGTGTTTCCACCCGCTATCTTGTTATTAGTGCCACAGGAGCCGTCACTGGAACAGTGGGTTCAGACCCTGGCTATGTGTCGGTTGGACCTGATACCAACCAAACCTTGACCTTCCCAGCCACATTCGATACAGGTAATGCACCTGATGATGAGCTGGGTGCTGGCACATATATCAAGGTGTCTGCACAAGCTACAAACACTAGTGGCAGCAGTGAATTCGGTCCATCTAACATCGTTACCCCTAGCTGATTATGAACCAAGCACAATATGAAGCCGCCAAGAAGCGGTTTGAGACATACGATCTGCGAGTTAAATCTCCCGAGCTTTCTGTAGAAGATGCATTTGATGTAACAACTGCTGAAAAGGTGCGTGCTGAGCGCGACGCTTTGCTAAGCGCCACTGACTATCGAATGGTTTCTGATGCTCCCTGGGCTACCCAGCCCTGGGTTGCATACAGGCAAGCATTGCGTGATGTCCCAACTTCTGCTGGATTCCCTCAGAATGTTGAGTGGCCGGTCGAGCCTAGTTAATTATTCGTTTAGATACCAATGAAATACTATTGCAAGCCAGAAAACAGAATCATTGAGACGGAAGAACTGATCCGTAAATATGGTACAGACAAGCCTGTAGAGGGCCTATCTATTTTCGAGCTGACAACACAACCAGATTTTGATCCCATCGGTTTCATCATCATGGAAGGTGATAAGTACGCTCCTATTCAATCAGTTTGATTACAAACGATTAAATCTAGAATCTCAGAGGAATAAGCCACAGCCAACTTTGGTTAATTATTATTCCTACAATACAGTTATCGATTAGAACAAAGTATGACGACAGAAGAACGGCAAGCATTTTGGGAAGCTGTTGAGGGGGGCGATAACCCCCTCCTGTCTGTTATGCACAATCTCATTGAAAAGTGGGGTCTGCCAGCCATCATCATGTGCTTAGGAGACATTGGACAAGTTCTAGCCGAAGACGCTGAAGATGCTGAAGAATTAACCGCAAATCAACGCGGTTTAATTCTTGGTGCTTGTGCGCAAGTGTGCTCACTTAGTGATCAAATGCACGCTGAAATGGACTTTCTTATAGCAACCGATGGACAAAACTGAATTCGAGAATTGGGTTAAAGTTAAAGAAGCATTAGAAGAAGCAGGTAAAACAGATTCGTTTTACTACAAACGAGCATTAGCAATTCTTGCCGGAGAAACAGATCCTCTAGACAATGTAAAATAGATAGAGACTGTTATATCTTGCTATGGCTAAACAGCGGATGGCAGGGCAAAAACTAAAAGATAGTTTGTCCCCTAATAAACCACGTCGTACACCAGATCACCCAACAAAGTCACACGTTGTGTTGGCTAAAGAAGGCAGTAAAGAAAAACTTATTCGCTTTGGTGAGCAAGGTGCTAAGACAGCTGGTAAACCAAAGGCAGGTGAATCAGATAAAATGAAACGTAAACGTGCGTCCTTCAAAGCACGTCATCGTAAAAATATTAATAAAGGAAAGATGTCCGCTGCTTACTGGGCGGATAAAGCCAAGTGGTAAAAAATGGACATCAAGATTCCAGAGCCGGTAGGGCTTCCTCAAGCGGTTCCTATTCCAGGAATGCCGCTGGCTATGCCTCAGCTGGAATTACCAAAGTGGGAACCTGTACCTATATATCGAGATGATGTACCTGCTTTAAATCCTCAAACATCACCGCAGGACCAATCAAGCGAGGAAGAAAAGGAATCAAATTCACAGCAACAACCGCCCGAGCGAGATCCAGAAGAAGGGATTCCTGCTGATGTGTTGGATATGGTAGATGAAGTGCGCTTTCTATCACCGCCAGTCCAGCCATTTCCCTGGGAAGAACGTGAGGTTGAAACTGTTGAAACGATTGAACTACCTGGTGGATTTGAAGTGCCTATTCCAAAACAGGAAATTATGGTGACAGCTGTCACAACAGCAGGTGCTGCATCAGTCGTATCTGTCGGAGCAACAATGGTTGCAGGTGACCTATTCAAGCGAATCGTCCAAATTACCAAACCGTTGATTAAGGTTGTTCTGAAGAGAGTGGCAAAGTTTCGGAAGAAAGCTCCTCCTCTGTCCTGGTCAAGGCAGCGATTGGCATCACGTCAGCACAAATCGGGTAGAAATCGCTGTCGGGATGGATCGTAAAACCACGCTCATAAATACCAATACATTCTTTTATTCTCACAAGCTCGTAATCCAAGCGTCCTTTTTCAATTTGAATTTGAGCAAGTGCTTTGCATCGTTCTACAGCTCCACCATCAAGAGGAATAGAAAGCGAAACTTGTGCACCTGCGTTATTACTATTTGAATATGTTCCACCATAATTTTCTGTCGTCAAGTAATATGGCGTAAATGAAATGACTGAGCCATTGCAATAAATGCCAGTACCAAACGACTGAGTACTAAGAGAGCCCTGATTTATCTGCACCGCTTGATTAGCCACTGACCCAGTAATTGCTGCCTGTGGATTAGCAGAGACAGCAGTAGAGTCATTCGCATAAGCTGGTGAGCAGAAAATTATTGAGAGAAGACCGAGGAGGTATTTGTAACCGTATCTGTTGTGATGGTTCTTGTAGTATCTACCGTTTCGACCAAACCTGCCGCTCGTGTGGTTACTTCTAACTGCCATGGGAGTGCTGTATCAACAACGTGGAACTCGGGTGAAGCAACAATGTCACCAACAACAGCGGTTCCTGTACTCATATTAACCGGATGTACGTTGTCTGCATTCCAAGTACTTACAGCACCACCAAATCGTTCTGTAGCAACAGTTTCAGTGATTGTTTGAGTAGCTGTAGTTGTCTGCGTCATCGTTCCCGTAGTAAAGTTAGGAGTTACAGATTGCGCAAAAACAGGTGCAGGGATGAGTAATAATAGTAAAAGGGGACGCATTTTGTGGGCTTCAATTCTACACTTTAATTTTAAATTATGGAGAAAGATGAAGAGCCGAATATCCTAACGTCGCTCATGAAAAATTTAGTACCAGCTGGAGTGTTGAGCTGGGCTTTGGCGATGCTGACTGCCACATATTTAGGATACGCATCAAATGTTGACGCTGCTTTTATTTCATCACTCGTAACAACAGTGCTTGCTAGCTATGGAATATCACGTGTAGAGCAAGTTAAAAAGAAAGATCAGAACGCTAAAATAGATAAGAATAAGGATAATACTAATGTCTAAAGAAAAAGCGCAGGCTTTCTTCGAAAAGAAAAAAGAAGAAGCTAAAAGCAAAGTGAAAGACAAGGAAGGCAAAGAAGGTAAAACAGACACCTCCAAGATGCCTGAAGGTCTTCGTAAGCACTTTGAGAAAAAGAACAAATAATGGACAACGACTTCCCTACTCGTATGGCAGGGCAAGCGTTGATGCCTTATGTCAACCCTGGACAGGGTTGTGCCAAGAAACCTGAGCAGTATCCAGCTCAGCCAAAAGGTGGGATGAGCCACGGTCCACAACTAATGGAAAGCTATGTCAGCCGAAAGTAGGTCAAAAGCAAAATCAAAAGCCAAGTCTCGGGTCAACGAAGCTGGTAACTACACCAAGCCTGGATTGCGTAAGTCCATCTTCAACCGAATCAAGGCAGGCAGTAAGGGCGGTAAGCCCGGCCAGTGGTCTGCACGTAAAGCGCAAATGATGGCTAAGGAATACAAAGCCAAGGGTGGAGGATACAAAGACTGATGCCTAAAAAAGAATCACAAAAGTCCTTAGACAGTTGGACTAAAGAAGAATGGGGCACCAAGTCTGGCAAGAATTCTACGCAAGGTAAGAACGCTACAGGTGAACGTTACTTACCGAAGAAAGCTCGTGAGTCATTGAGCGATAAGGAATATGCAAGATCTACAGCTAAGAAACGCGCTGCCATTCGTAAAGGCAAACAATTTAGTAAACAACCAGAAGATGTTGCCAAGAAAACCTCAAAACATCGAAGATAAATAGTTAAAGTAGGGAACAGATAGATATAAGTTTATGAAAAGAATACTCGCAGCTTTGTTGTGCATTTGTGCGCCTGTTTATGCACAAGATCCCAAAGTTGAATTCTTCACTCCTGATGCAACAGGATGCATGATTCTTAGAGAGTGCAAAGAAGATGTTGTTCAAATCACAGATAAAAATCAACTGAACAAAATAGTCACAGGGCCAGACGCAGAGCTTGTCAAAGAAGAGTTTGGACAACTGGTAACTGCAATTACAGACCTTGGTATCGAAATCTATATTGCACCAGCTAGATATTTTGGACCTAGAGACCAAGGAATATACCATACAAAATACAACGCCGTATTTTTGAATTTAAAATATATGCGTGACACAAAGCATTTAATTGGAACGCTTAGACACGAAGGCTGGCACCTAGCTCAAGACTGTATGGCAGGAACATTAGATAACTCTCTTGTTGCAGTAATTATGAACGACAAGGAGATTCCTGAAATCCATAAATATCTAACAGGAGTTCTGTATGCCGATAATCCTAAGGCAGTACCTTGGGAACAAGAAGCCAAGTGGGCTGAAGCAACGCAAGGAATGACGGTCGACGCCTTAAAGGCTTGTCAAACAGGTGCTATGTGGGAAATCTATGAACCAACGCCTTTAACAAAAGAGTACTTAGTAGATCACGGCTTCTTGAAATAACCACAACAATGACCTGTGGAAAACTAGGGGGGTCTATTGATAAGTCACTCTTATTAGACGCCCTCCGTTGACATGGTAGATTACGCTAAGCGACGCCGAGACAGTGGGTTCGAATCCCACCCTCTCCGTTTTTCCTACTTAACCCCACAAATCGTGGGGTTTTTCAATAGGTTATCGATAGGCGTTGCTTATAACCTCACAATGGAACAAATGAACGTTCAGGAAATGACTGACCGACTCAAGGTCAGATACAAACGCATTTCACCTGCAACAAAATTACTATGGGACAAGTCAATTAAGTACATCGCAGACATCGACGTGAATGACGTTGATGACGACGTTGCTGCTGACTATCTTGAATATGCAGAAGAAGCGTGGGGTGAAAGCACCGTCAAGTGCCGTGTAGGCATCCTTAAAGGGCTCTGGAATAAAGCATCTCGTAAGAAGCTATATAAGGGCGAGAACCCTTGGCTAGAGCTCGATGACGGCTTGGAAATCGCTAGGCGTGAGCCGACAGTTCATCCTTGGGAGTTCTACGAGTACTACCACAATGATCCTTACTTCGTATGCCTCTGGTATTCAGGAATGCGCATCGGAGAATTGGCGGGGATATATCCCGAAAACATCCATGTGGATGCTCCTATCCCCTACTTTGATGTTAAGTATCAAGAGAATCGTGGATTAAAAAACAAAGCATCTATCAGGCAGGTTCCTATACATAGGAACGCTCTACCATACGTCGAGCAGTTGTATTTCTCAAAGGCAAAGAACCCAGGCACAAGTTGGTCAGAAAATTTTGGTAGGAATTTAGGGCTCCCTAAGGGCGACGCCGCACATTCCATCAGGCATAGTTTCATCACCAGAATGCGTGCTTTGGATGTGCACGAGTACTGGATTGACCGTTTGACAGGACACGCACGGAAAGGAGAAACGGCACGTTATGGAAGCTATGACTTGCAATCATTGAATGAGCAATTACAAAAGCTACAGTAACTACCGTAGTTTTCTATATATCTATATTTAAATCACTCGTACCTATCTATATAGGGATTTTTTAAATCAGTTTATAGATATCAGCGTAGTTAACGTAGCTTTGTAGTCACTAGAATGTAGACACGTTTGCATAAAAATTATGTTGCTAATTATCAAACCTATCTTGATGCGCTTCATCACATCCGAACCCGTCAAGAAATTAATCGTTGAACTACTAGAAAAGCTTTCCAGCCTGACCGAAAATAAACTCGATGACTTGGCTGTGAAAACTGTGCGCGAAGCACTTTTGCCAGAAGAGTAAATACATAGTTACGAATCGTTGCGCAACTACAGTAAAACTAAGTTGCTAACAACAACTCGTATGGGTATTGCTGAAGACTGGGGAGACCTTATGTTTCACCTAGATTGTCTGTCGAAGGGACAAGCCAAGCGCAAGTTCCGAAAATCAATTAAATATGGCTGGGGCGGTTTCTGCGCCTATTGCCGATGTAACAGGGCTACAACACTGGACCATTTAAAACCAAAGAGCAAGGGGGGATCGAGTTTGCGAAGTAACCTGATCCCTGCCTGTCACTCTTGTAATCACTCAAAAGGAAGCCAGCATTGGCTACACTGGTTTCAAAGGCAGGATTTTTATAACGAAACTGCTAAAGAGCTTATAGAAGAATGGATTTCCAACAGACGTTTTATCGAGGAAGAGTTAGGTGATGGAGCAACTAACGATCGAACAGCGATTTGCTCTGACGAGAGCGAGATACGAAGTAGGGAAGATGAGCCGCCCAGCCTTAGAGAAGACTGCCTTACGCCTGCTTAAGTCTCGTATGGAACAGAAAAATGGTGTTCAACGCATCTTGATGCAGAACGGCATTATGTTCAAAATTGATGAACAGCAAGCAGGACTTCCAGAAATCATTAGTGAGGAGACTTTTGTAGAGCTCCTCCAAATGGCTGATGACGATGAGATCCCTACATCTATTGATGATCAAGAATATGAAAACGACGATCTAGATGATGATGGTCTTATGACGTTTTAATTTTAGCTAGACTTCTGGCAGTTAATGATATTAATATGGAATACATTGTAGGACCTGTTCTTGCACTGTTGCTTGGTCTTAAGTTCACTGATTACAAAGTCAAGAAAGCAGAAGACGTAATGGAAGAGCAGTACGCTGAATTGTTTGCTGAAGTCGAAGCTAAAGTTCTAGAAAACAGTAAAGAGACAGAAGCAAAAATACTTGAAAATAACGGTGTGATTTCGCAGCAGACCTTGAAATTGATGGTTCCTGTGGTGACAAACGTACAAAAAATCAACACCCAACTAGGACTGTGAACGTCAAGCGTGCCAAGGTCATTGCATTTGGCAGCAAAGAAGCGGCATCACTTGAAGAGTTCTGGGATGCTTGGCAATGGTTGTACGACAATAATATTGAACTAAAGGAACCAGACCTTCACTTACTTGACAAGCTTATTTGCGACGGACACGTAATACCGCGTGAGGGGTACTTCGAAAATCCTCTCGTATAATAGAAAAGTAGCTGTAGTAATAACGTGAGATCTGCTGGCTTAAGGAATAAACCTGTTGATAGACGCTACCTTAGCGACCAGGATAAGAGCGACTACAACAACAGTGGTGAATATAGTCAGCGTGCTACTGCCCTTGCCCGTGCTCGTGGACGTAGGGGTCAGATGGCTTATCAATCGTCTCGCCCGATGAATACGACAAGCCGTACGCCAGGTACCGGTGGCTTTACCGTGGGTATTGCTGCACAGCAAGGAAGACTGCGCCAATACGGACAAAGCAGGCAATCAGAATTCTCAGTGAGACCTCCCAGCAGTAAGGGAGATATGTTTAAAAAAGAGCAATAAAAAACCCCCCGTTAGGGGGGGTAACTCTTCCGTGGCTCAGAAACTGTACTTCAAACCAGCCTTAAGACCCAGGGGGATATCGCCATTGAACTCACGCTCAACGGTTTGGAAGGCAACTTCACCATAGACGTTGGTGCGTTCGCCAATATCAACGCCAATACCAGCTTTGCCGCTGTACTCGAGCTCAGTTCCATCAACGCCTTCTACAGCAATAAGGGCGGGACCTGCTTGTGCGTAGACAGTAGCGGGACCAACTTCACCTTCTACACCCAGATGCATTTCTGTAGTGGCATTTTGATACTCACCACCAGTGACACCAGCGTTGGTTTCAATGTTTCCGTAAACACCTGCAATGGCAGGAGCAGTCAGACCGTGAGCAGCACCCAGCAGTAGACCAGCAATAATAATAGACTTCATAGTTTTAACTAATTATGTATAGCGGTTATAAATACCTACCGCAAATTTAATTATATAAAATAAAAACAATAAAAATGGCCCTCCGATAGGAGAGCCAGACAGTTATTTAGTTGTAACTCACTTAGTGTAAGTGCGACCACGGTAGACAAAGGTGCCGTGCACAGGCTTGCCAGCTACGTGCACTTCACACTTGGTACCACGATAGGCACAGTAGTTAAGTTGAGCACGACGATTTGCTTCAGCCTTTTCGATTTGACGGCGGATGATGTTGAGTGTATTCATTGGAAACTCCATAGTTAGGTGAAATTTCCCGTTCCTTCGGTCTCTGACCTACTTGCGTCCCATCAATGAGGGATGAACGTATATAATTATTGTAGTCTTTTATACTAGTTCACGGCGAACCTTCCATAAAAGTCAATTCAAACAAAGATATTTTTAACTTTCTATAAATATCGCAAAAACGTTCTCTTCTATTAGAAGAAACAGGGGGAAGTGTTTCTTCGTATTGATCTAAAGCACTGAGAAGCATTGCTATAGATGCTTTGTCAAAGTCAATCGTTAGCTTTTTTGAAGACATAGATCATTTGCTACGTCCATACAATCTATCTAATTTTCTTTTTTGCTCTATCAACAATTGTTCGGCATTGGAGATTACCGGCCATCTTTGTAGCCTTAATGCATATCTAAAGCGACGCCAATACTTTTCCATAACTCAATGTTACGGAATATTCAAAGTTTACGGCGAACAAAAAGTTATATCTAATCTCTTTTGTAGATGCATTCAAAAATTGCACCTTGTAAGAAAGGTCGGAGGTTTTGTAGTTCTTCTTGGTCAATTTTCTCTTGACCCGTCCACTTTGCAAGTGTGAAGCAGACTGCAGAGTGAAGAGCTCTGACAGCTCTTTCATCTAAGCTTATTGATACTCGCAAATCATCATCATCCATATAACTATTGTATCAGGATGGACTAATGCGTCGCTGCCCAGTTAGTACCTACCTCTGCAGCAGCTGTAATTGGTACACGGAAGTTGTAGTACTTACCTGCTAGCAGTGCTGCTTGCTCTAGTAGACGAGCGACATTGTCAGCTTCAGTAGGTATGACAGAAAACTGCTGTTCATCGTGTACGTAGGCACAACGGGTGTAGTCCCTGTCGTATGTCAAGCCTGCTTCGTCGAGCATATCTTGACCAATCACACACCACCTCTTACTCAAAATTGCGCCACACGACTGAAGGAGGTAGTTCAGCGAGGCATGCTCTGCGCGACAAAAGATAGGACGACCATCAAGACCACGCAGTCGATTGTTCGTGCGTACACGCTGCTTGACCGCATCAATCAACGGCTCAAGACCAGGAATTGCGTCAAGGAACTTGCGGCGTAGCTCACCACCTAACTGCTTCTTCTGACTGTCTGACAGCTCGGGATGCAGGCTATGGCCGAGTTTCTGGTCGCCGGCGCCGTAGATAAATGCGTACGTTAAAGTTTTCACCTCCCGCCGAGTACATCCCACACGGTCGGCGTTTTGTTGGTGGATATCACCGTTCAGTACGACGTCAGCGAACGCACCTTGATCGAACTTGCTCAAGTAATGCCCAAGTGCTCGGAGCTCTAGTCCTTCAAGGTCACAGCCAACCATTACCATTCCCGGATGAGGAACAAACAGCTCCCGTGCCCATGGTGCGCTGACGACTTGCCCGAGGTTCGGACCCCGGTGGGCGTTACGGCCCGTTTGTGTCGCCAGTGTGCAAGAGTGGTGGATGCAACCATCACCCTCAATAGAGTTGAACCAAGAGTTGGTTCCCTCTGATAGTTGCCCCAGCCACTTCTGTAGCGTCAGCAGTCGGATAAACATCTCGCACTCGTCGTGCAGTAGCTGATTGCCTTGGGTCAGTGCAAGGTCACGAACCTCAGAAATAGTTGCTTCGTCAACCTTTGGTTTACCTGTGTCGGTAACCTTTGTAAAACGAGCACCACGGAAGGTCTGCAATGCCCAAGCAATGTGCTGACGTGACGTTGGATTGAAGTCCGTCAGACGGGTCATAGGAGCCCCTGCAACGTAGCCTTTCTTCTTGTCTGCCCGTTTAGGTGTGAACACTTTGCCAGGGACGTACAAGTACGTAGAAGTGATGCGTTTAGTGAGCTGATCAAATTCAGTTTGAAGCTCGCTACGCACACGGTTAGCAGCTTCCATATCAAAGCGGAAACCTGACACCTCTTGCTGAGACATCAGTTCTGCCATACGCATTTCAAGTTTGACGTAATCAGGAATCTGCATCATTGTTGTCGTCTTTGTTGAATCCAAAAGCAATTGATTTCTCATCAAGCAATTTGTCTGCACGTGTCTTATGACCAAGCTTCGCAACGCTTTCCATAACCTTAAGTGTGTCTTCAGTCGTTGCGCTTTCAGGCATCCGACTGTGCACTTCATTGAACAGCGGGAAGAATATGTCAGCAGCAGCTGCTACTTCTTCGTGAGTAAGTGGATCACTTTTCTTAGGCGTAGTCATTCATTCTCCTTTGCAATAGTTCGTATAGTCTTACAGTGACTTGAGTATCTTGGATGCAGTAATCAAGCATCTCAGGTGTATATGTATCCCAAGCGTCGGGACCTTTTCCGTAGTCCCCCTTGAAACACTTTAGGCGGTATCCCCACGCTTCGAGACTATGCCTGCCGTACATACGTTGAGGCATTCCCTGAGGGCGTCGTTCAAAGTCTCTATCAATAATATGAGGATAATATAAACGAGAAAGTACAAGAGTATCCAGGACTTCACCTCCCGGTTCAAAGTCTGGATATTGCTCTTTAAGTAATGGAATATCATAACCAATGATATTGTGTCCTATAAGAAGATCAGCTCGTTCAAGAGCCTTTACGCCCTGGATTACAGCACGTTCTGGCTCATAATCAAAGACTTCTGTCTCTTCTACGTTAGCCATATTCCGCATTACTATGCAGTGAATTGTTGACCCCTGACGCAGCAGTCCTGTGCTTTCAAGGTCAAAGAGTAGTTCAGTTTTCATCGAGGATCTCCTTGGCATTTTTGGCATCAAACTCGTCTGTTGCATGAGGGTTTGAATCTGGGTAGAGGTCTTCATCAACTCCTTGCTCTGCGTAAGAGTTGACTGAGAAACGGGGATCTTTAGTTTCAAAGTAAGGTTCAACAGCAATGTTTAGTTCGCGTGCTAGGCGTGCAGCCCTACGGAATTCATCCTTGTAATAGGGTTCCCACTCGTGAGCAAGCACAACAATTTTTCGTATGCCCATAATGTGAGCTTGAAAAATAGAGGCAGAGAATGGGTAACGTGTTGTATAGACAACAGCGCCTGTCATTGGCGTGCCTCTTTTACAAGCAGCTGCAATGGCGTAACAAACAGGGTCAATCTCTACCTTGCTTGCTGTGAGAAGAGATCGACCGTCACCAAGGATTTCACGGTCACGAACTACAACACATCCGCCAGGACAGACGGGGTGTGTGGATGCAGAACCAACAGTCTTAGCAACGTCAATAAAATATTTATCCTTATTCTTTATATAGGTGGGATCACCTTTGGGAGATGTCATATCGCATTATCAGACATTTATTCTTATATTAGGTAGTGAATCACAGGATTGCGATACATGGATTACGACAAATTCAAGAAGGAATATGAATCCTTTGATTTATATATGCAAGATTACAGGTCAGCGTTTGAACTTGATGAGCACCCTATTGGCGAAAATGATTACATAAGTAAGTTTCCTTCTGCATCACAGGATGATGTACTAGAGTTTACATCTGATGACAGAGTAAACAGCCCTAGTCATTACACAGGTGGTCGAGTAGAAGCAATTGATGTCATTGAAGATGCAATCAAAGATGCTCCTGACCCCACAACAGGGTTGCTACAGGCACAAGTTCTAAAGTATCTGCTTCGTTTGTGGCTCAAAGACAATCCATCTGAAGATGCTAAGAAAGCTCGTTGGTATCTGGATCGTCTTATTACCAAGCTGTAAAGCGCCCGCTAGGGCGCACTAGCAGCGGCGAAAGAAGATATAGTCTTCAACCTTATTCAGCGTCTCATGATCTTGTACGTGCTCTTTAAGAGCGCTCAATACAAGATCTGTAGGCAGTGAGGTGTGCTTGAGATAGACGGATATACCCTCAGCAAGGTGTGGAGCATCAGGTGCATACCAAATAACAGGCTTCAGAAACTCCCAGGGATCTAAATCTTGAGACACCCAAGAGTTCAGCTCTTCTATACGTTGTGCAGTTTTCACAATATGAGCTTCGTGTGCGTGCTCTTTAGGAAGGCATACCAGCTCATTGTTGCGCAAGAGTGCATGTTTCCACATAAGAGTTCCGTCTTTGTGGATCAAACGGCACGGATGCACACGAGTACCTGAAGGCAGATCATAGAAACAAGACGGTGCAATATGACGACTCATCAGACTTCACCTCGATGCTGTTCGTAGTGCTCCAGGTCTTTGGCCCAATTGTCACCAGCATATTCGTTGTAAATCACACGACCGATATCACGGAAAGTGTTATAGAAAAGAGTGACTTTATCGATGTCGCTAATGGCAGCATCAAGGGGTGGTCCATAGATAAGAACATTCCACGTACTTGGACACACGGACTCAAAACCTTTGCTTGTAGCGCGAAGTTGTTTAACTCTCCTGAAAGGAATGCATACAGGATAGTCCCAAATAACAGGAGTGGCACGAATAATCTCAGAAGCACTGGTAAAAAATACGAAACTGTTGATGTAATTGTTGCGATATTCGTTAATGGTTTTATTTAACCAGACACGAGTGTTGCGCACAGCACCCTTGGGAGCAACCCATACGTTGCCGTGCCAGTGATCATTAAGAGGATTGCTTTCCAGTGCAGGTACAGACGTAGCGTCTACGAGCACTTGTTGCACAGGGTCCGAGGTTGGGTCAAAGTCAATGCTTCCCATTACTTGCCGTGCTCTTTCGATGAGCTGAGGCGTTGGGTAAAGGGGAAGCTTGAGACCTTTTTCGGCAAGCTTATTCTGTAAATTCTGCTGCGACCGTTCGGAAGCTTTCTTGGCTCCCTCCTGCTTCGACTGCAAATGTTCTTGTTCCAGCATCACTGATCAAGGTAATTAGTACATTTTTTGACCAGTCATTTTCATCAATCTCTTTCATCAAGCCACGCAGGAATTCAAGGATCTCCTCGTCTTCCATCCGTTCTGCCTGTGCGATGTCATATTCAATAGCATCACCAGACATATAAGTGGTTGAGTCGTTCTGCAAATTAATGATCAAAGAACCAGCGCCGTCACGCTCGACTCCATTCATAGCGATGTTGATTAAATCAGTGAGAATAAGTTCAGCGGTAGCAGCAAGAAACTTCTGCTCTTGCGTTTTTTCTTCACCCCACTTCTCAGACCTAATTAACTGCTGAAGCAGATCAGTTCGCCTAGACATAATGTAATGACTCTTGTATAAGGATAAGTTAATTAATACTCTAATGTGGGATCTTCGCCATCAATTTCGTGATCTTCTGGTTGTTGATTTAAGCCAGTTCCAGATGAGTTGATTTGACTTGCGTGACGACCATTCAAAATATCAACCATAACTGCCTCAAACCTTTCATCAAACTGAGTAGTAGGGTCAAGCAGTAGTTCTTCACGACCATTCAACTCGTTCATAGCATCAAGCTTTTCTTGCTCTTTCATTGCTTGCTCTACCATATACTCAGCCACTTGTTGACGAAGCGTATGTAGTTCACAAGCAAGCTCAAAACTTTCGAGATAGCTGTCGTGATCTACAAATACTCCAACATTCTGCGGGATAAGGTGAAATGGATTACAGCAATACTTGTTACCACAAGTAGATTTAACGCCACTAAATCCAAGATCACCCCAAGTAAACCACATAGCAACTCGTTGTGGATGATGCTGTGTAGAGCTACTAATCCCATGACGTCTCCAAGCAAATTGTGGTTGCTTGGTTCGTTTATTGATATTGCCTCTCCACTCCCAACATTCATCAGGGTCACCAATTTCTACTTGCGACCAGAACTTAAGAGCTTTAATTCTATTTTTCTTTAGAAGTTTGGAAATATCAAAAGACAGACGACCTTCACGAGCACCAGCAACGCAACGAACACAAGCTTGATGGCTGTCGTATCTCATACTGTGGGTAGAAAATCTACCAAGTGAGTGACCTGTATATAGACAGAGCTCACCCTCCTCAGCTGTATTAGAGAGTTGTTTGATACGCCTTCCGTAAGCGTGACCTCCACGTTTTTTAGAGGGTTGAGCTTCAGCCATTAGAAATTACCTTCAGGTTTCACATAAGAACCGCCGAGTAGTGGGTACTGCTCATTAGCAGGTAGTGCTTCTAGTTGATGGTTAATCATAAATTCGTATCGTGTACTGTTTTCATATTTGATACGAACGAGTTTTGCACGAGGGGTGTAATACTCAGGTTCACCAACTACCAAGGCGGTCATTTGGTTATGGGCAACACGCACACGCAGCCCAATCTGGATATCAGATGACTTCATATTAATACTTAAATACTTAATTTGAGAGTTAAAAATCGTTGAGGATATGGGTTTCGTCAATGGGATCGTCTTTAGGACGTTGCCAGATACGAACGGACTTTGACTTACCTGATGCGTCTTTACGACTAGTGACTAGTCGACGCCAGCCCATAGACTGGAGAACATCAGCAACACGTCTACCTTCACGTCGTGACTGGTTCCGAGGATCCAGTTCTAATGCGTGAGTTAGAACGTCAGCAGCAGTAACTTCTTCACGGATAGCGACATAGCTAGCAATCTTGTCAAGCCAAGGATCGGGGTCACCAAACTCTTGGATGTATTCAGATATAGCTGCAATCTCTCCACTGTTGAATTCATATCCAACTCCGCTTCGGTAAGCATGAACCGCCGCTGCCCAAAGACTATCACGTTCTTGGATAAGTTGCTTCCAAGGAATCTGAAATCCACCACCAATTTCTAATGGCACAAAGCGACGATTGCCTGTGCTATCAACCAGGAACTGGTTGCGGTTGGTGGTACCGATCATTACAAAGCGGCGAGGCAGCTTCGAGGGCAACGAGGCGTAGGGATAACGAACCTCATCAACTCGACTGGTAATCAGATTCTTGAAGTTTTCAATGTTTCTTACGTTGAAGTAGTTGTCAATCTCAGGCAGCTCTAGCAACCACGCTACGTGCAGTCGATACTGCTCTTTCATCAACGTCTCAAGGGGCGTTGTGATTTCAGAGAACAGTGCCTCAGGAACTAGGTTGCGGGCAAACATCGATTTGCCAACGCCCTGTGCGCCCACAAGGATGGGTAGCCAGGACATCGAGGCACCTGGTTTGTAGGCTCTAGCCACAGCACCAATCATCATCCGCTGCATTGCAAGGGTGGCAAGCTGGTGCTTGTTACCTAGGAAGACTTCACCAATACGGTCCCACTCAGGGTGGGCCTTGGAATGAGCAGCACAGCTATCTAAGTACTTAGTGATGGGACAGAAACTATTCTTACCAGCTGCGTACTGAATAGCCGTCTTGACCCTGGGCTCAGGGATGAACACACCGTGCTCACAGCTGAGCTTGGTGGTCATAATGTCTAGGTCATTACCTTCTAGTTGAACAACCTTGCCGTTAGGGTCGTCGTACTCAATTGCGTTGGTCAGACGGTTCTTACGTAGACCAGACAAAATTATTTTGACTTTGTCTACGTCAGACTCACGCTCCTTAGCCGCGTCGTCATTGCTTTTCTTAGGTCGCCCCTTACGTTTTACCTGCTTTGCATCAGGTAGCGGTTCTGGCTCAAACTCCATAGTCTCTCCTTTATTGCTAGATATGATTTCGTCAAAGCTGACTGGTGGGTCAGTCTCTGTGTAACCAACAGCTCCTCCAGCAGCACCAAAACGCAATGTGATTGGTAGCTTCTGTGTCCAGTTAGGATCTTGCTTCTTGGCTAGCGAATACAGTTTAGTGTGACCTGCATATTTGCCGAGACCTTTCCACTTAAACGGTCGAATGTTTTCTTCTTTGTGACCATGATGACCACGTAATACCCAGTCAACCCAATCATCAAAGAGAACGTGGCCTACACCAGCACAAGCAGCCATAACGGGCACGTAGTAGGACTCGTACTCTTCGTCACTTGTAGGCTCTAGGAACTCCTGCAGAAGCCACTTGCACCGTTGTATATCGGTGGGTGATACATCTGTAGCTTCAAAGTCAGTCGGCTCGTCATAGTCGATGTCTTCTAGAAGGAAGGCAGGGACAAAAGCATCTGCATTGATATGCGTTTGCATTGACGTGTTGCCATACCAAAGTCGTTCTGGCTTCTGACCACAGTTGTCTTTGAGCTGGTCAAGTCCGAGATCAGCAAGCAGACGATTGACGATGAGCCAGTAAGCACCACGGTGTTGAGCAGTGGTCTCTAAGTCTTTTTCAAGAGCAAATAAAGCACGGAACCTGTGCTCTTCATCGGTGTGACTAGCAGAGGTATAGGTGGCAAGGCACCACTCTTTAGCTGTCGTAGTAGCCCAGAAAGCGTCAAGCGTTGTGTCGCCATCGAAGTCGAGCACAATGAGGTTGCTACCAGCAGCGTTGTCTGCCTTGCGATGCTTTTGACGGAAATGGGTAGCGCACCACCCATATCCAGATTGAACCCATCCAAGTAACCATTCAAGATTGACTAGGACATTTGACCAGCCCCGAGCGACAAGCTCAGGACCAGTCTTGTTTCTGCAGTTCTTATTGACTGCTACCTTCAGTATCTTCTTCTCCACTCTCCTTATCGTGAAACTGTTTACATCGTTGGAGGTACTTTGTTTCGTGTCTGTCCATCTGATCGGAATCAATAAAGATTCCTTGAGTGGTTTCTGGCGTAGACACAATAATCAAAGCCACGTCACATTTATAACCTGTACGTTCAGCTAATGCGAGGCGGTATGCCGCCATCTGCTGAGCACATTTAGTATATTTTCTCCATCCTCCAAATCCTACGCGGTCACCCTTTTCAGGGAAGACAGCAGAGTAAGGACCGTTGCTGGTTTTAAAGTCAGCGATAACTTTGACGCCACCGATTTCTCCAATCAAGTCGGGGCAACCGGCATAGAGATGCTCGGTGCTCCAGACATAAGCAACTTCCTTATCATCAGAGCGGAGGTGATACCAATCCTTACGGAGTGGACGCTCGCTCCAGTGAAGGACATCGAACCAATCGAGATATTGTGTTATTCCATTCCAGAAGTCTGAGTATTCCTCAGGAACTCCTGGGTCAAGACCACGCAAGTAATTCTCGCAACCTAAGTGTATCGCAGAACCTCGTGTTGAGGCTTCTTCTAATGCACCTGGATTGTTTTGTTGCCAGATCCGCAAACTGGCTTTGGACTTTTCAGTCTCAGTAGCCGACAAGACAGTAGTCACTGACGGCATATATAACCCACTACAGAGGTACTTCCGATAACCGGATGGAGTTTGAATCCGGTACGGTTTGTTCTCAGTAGTCATCCTCCGTTACCTGCTCTTGGAATGCCTGGCTATACGTTGCGCCTTGATCTGTAGGTGTGGTCTGGCTTTGAAACATGGCATACAGCTGACCTACGGCTTGACCAACAGCTTCGGTTACTTGCCCGATAGCAGCAACTTGCTGACTCATTGCTGCAACTTCTTGGCGAAGAGCAATGGTGTGATCCATCAAGTTTGGTGGCTTAGGAGCTGCTGGCGGGGGAGCGGGCTCAGGCTCTGGCTGAGGTGCAACAGGTACTTCTTGTGGGGCTTGGGCATAGGCTTGCATAGTTTTTTGCTTAGCACCTTCAATAATTTGAGCAATACGTGCTTGCATTTCAGGAGGCAAGCCATCAGTATTTACGCTAGACATCAGAATTCTTCCTTGAGTTGTTTAGTAACTACTTCGCCTACGAGTTCTTCGAAAGCACGACGCAGTTCATATTCGAGATCATCACGGTCAGCCTTAGCACGAGTAACCGTCATAGTAGGTAGTTGCAATGTGCAAGTTGCTTCGTGCAAACCCAATTCGTTTCTGTTTACATTAAGTTCAATCATTTTTTAAGTCTTGTTTAAGTTGTTGAAAGCGATCGTCTGAGACGAACTTACAATCGTGGTTGGGATAGTAACGACCACACCAATTGGATGCGGCCATAGCCCCCGTAAAGTTTTTGACAACTATAAATACAGTGAATGTATAGTCATCAACAACAAATTTTTCAGGTTCAGAACTCTGCTTCGTCTTCATCTTGTTTAGATTTACTCTTAGTTGTACCAACATATGATCCACGTTTGTCGGTGCCGCCAGCAGGTAACCCTTTCTCTTCAGTCTGACGACCATCAAATGGATCTTTACCTTCAAAGAAATTTGGCAACCAGATAGATTCTTTCTGGGTTTCCCATTCCTTTTTAATTTTCTCTGGGACTTTGCGGACTTTTGGCAGAATGCTGTATGTAGTCTCAAGTCCAGAACCTTTACGGCTAATCTTAATTGAGAAGTTAGCCAGGCCCTCGTCCGTCCAGGTATAGTCTTCAATCTCTTGAAGGACTTCAGTCAACTGTTCACGCAGAGACTTCTGCTCAATGAACAGGACTTCCAGTCGACCACGAGAAGCAGAAGTTGCTACCCAGGCAAGGAAGCGACGAGGCTTTACGTAAGTACCGTCGATCTTGGGTCGGTCGGGCTTTGACCAGTCGGTTTCCCTTGAAATATCAGCAGGCTGACCAGGATGAGTACGGGTAACGACATAACCATTAAAACGGAGGTCACCCGTCTTAGGGTCTTCAATCTCCGATGCGTATTGCCATCCCACAATCGCATGTCCTGTCTCATAACAACCGAGTAATCGGAACTCTTCACTTTCTCCATCTTTAAGACTGCTTGGTTTGAAGTATGGTTGTGGTTCTCTGGTTTCAATTTTATCTTTAGGAGCCTCAAGTAATTCTGGAGGCAGAACTTGTAGTGTCATATTTGTATTTATTAGACCCTACAAATATAAGAAGTATCTGCTCCAAATGTGGGGAAAATTTTTGATACTAAAAAAGCCCCGCACGCGAGGCATTTCGGGTATTAATCTAGCCAGGATTCTCTAGTATTCCGGTGTGGGATCAATGTCCGCAGAGCCATAGCCTTTCGCACTGCCCGTCGTTTGATTACTTGACGAAGTTCGCTCTCTTTCTTTTCTAGTACTGAAGTCGTTCGCAACGATTGCACGGTAAGGACTCGTATCACCCTCTTTGCGATATTCACGGATGTAACCGTGAACGCAAATACCGCGTCCTTTACGGACTCGATCAGTAAGTTTTGTTTTGCGGCTTTCGTGGAGTTCCATGAAAAGCCAGGTCGTGACGTCTGAGTTGTCGAGAGTAGTTCCAATCTTGATAGCGATTTGTCCATTTCTACGTTCTTTAATTTCATCTGATCCAAAGAAAGCATTACCCAGCACGACTTGATTGCAGTACATATCTTGCGGGATATTTGGTTCAATTGTCGTGACCAGGAAATCTAAAGGTTGTGACGTGTCATCAGAGAACACGAGGTAACCAGTTACTAAAGCACGTGTGCCTGGTTTCCAGTCGAGAAAAGTATCGAGTTTCGGTCCTCCACGGTTGAAGCACAGTGCACGCAGCTTGACCTCTCCGCTACTATTAGCAGCGGGGATAACAGCGTCAGCGCCGCGATAATCGAGCCCATAAGCATTGATAGGATCTGTGATGATGGCTCGGAGTTCAACGGTTGCTGCAATAAAGTTCATATTGACTAACGTATTTTGTCAGTCTTAATCATAAGTCCTACTCCCACATTGCGTGGGCAATAGTAGGAAGTTGTTCTGTAAGAATTTTTTTGACGGAGTCAGCAATTTGCTTGTGCTCTTCTTGTGTACCATTGGCACATCGAAGGTCACAGTAATGCAACCAACTTCGAACAGTACCAGTCATATACAGGCGTGTCACTGTGTTCATAGGAAGCACAGATCGAGCACACTCTTTAGCTACATCAGAGTGAAGTAAAGATTCATATAGGCTCACAGCTTCACGGAAGTGTTTATCCATCCGATCTTTGTAATACTCTTGTGTTTCCTGAGGAAGGTCGTCAATGGAGTTTTGTCGATTTTTATTGTCCTGACGACGTAATTCCGGAACTACAGTAGCAAAAGTATCAGTTGGGATAGCATATCGTTGGCTAAATTCTTGAAATGAAAAGCTACGATGGCGCAATATTTGTGGTGATATTGCTCTTGTAGTATGTATCTCAACACACATTGATACCATTTCAAATGGTGACCAATGTTTATGCTTAATCAGATACTTAAGTAGCTTTTCTACTTTAGGATTGTTTTCATTATCGGGATTAGACACACGAGCAATTTTGCCAACCAGTGCTTCAGCATCCGGTGTAATCCAAATTAATTCTGCGTTATGCATATTTAGCTAGTAATACTTTGATTTGCTTAACTGTGCATCGATGGGCTCTTGCTTCAACAATGTTAAGCAGCTGAGAAATATAATCAGTTTTAGTCATTACCTTTTATTTTGCCATACAAAATTGGTTTGATACGTCCGTACCCTGATTCAATAGAGTGTATCGGATTAGCTTTGCCTAGTTTATCGTAATACTCATTAAAAATATCTACTTTCGTATAAGCACGGACAGCATCGAACTGACGCTGACCATCCTTAGTGAACGTGACAATATGAACATCAGTCGGCAGTTCAGAGTCATCGAAGGTATCAGGACAGATATCTTTTTTAACTACTTGGATTTTGCTACTAGGCATACTGGGGTAGGTTTACGTTATTAGTTTCGAAGAAGGCAGGCATACGGGAAGCACGGGTGCTCAGTAGCCCCTCGGCTTTACCACGGGTGTAGAGCGAATCAGAACTCGCCATCCAGAAGTTCGAGGACAGATGCTTATGAGTGTCTTCCCCTTTGAGGGATTGAAGCACCCAAGCAACCGTAGCTCTCCTAAGCTTATTGAGCTCTTTGTCAGATTTAAGACCAAGCTCTTCGCAGACGAGCGTGTTAGCCGCGACATGGGTCTGTTCATCCCGGCTGATATCTGCACTTGTGGTGCGCAGTCCTGTGTCTCCAAGGAAACGGAAGATGGGGAGTAAGACAAAGAAGACGGAACGCTCAAGAACCACGGCCTTAAGGACCGGATGGCGGTCCAGTTCAAGCCACGCATTCTTAATGCGTTCAGCTTCTTTCTCAAACCGAAGGGGGATCTTATGTGCTTCAGCTGCATAATTAAGTGCAATATCATGATTCTCTTCATCAACTACGTTAGACAAGAGAAGCTCCTTGCACCCCTTTACATCAGGCAGGTCACCTTTCATAGCCTCGCTAATAAAATCACCAACGGGAATTTCAAGGCAACGCAGGGCAAGCGCACGTTGGATCACTTCTTCACCACCGTCAAGCAGCATTCCAGCAGATACCTGAACCGGAGTCCAGCTACGCTTGCGTTCGTGGAGATGAATGTAAGGAGTTTCTGCTTTCATTGTTATAAATAAATGGTTTACTCGGCACAACCCACGCAAGCAGCGGGGTCATTAAATATATTCAGAACTTCATCATCATCATCTGAGTCGAAGCCAAACATATTATTGAAGTCAGTACCTTCGAGAGCTGCTAGTGCATCATCTTTAGCTTGCGTGCCTTGCATCACCTGAAGTGAGTAATACAGGCTAGTCTGCGGTGAAGCCAACCAGCTAGTAACGAACTCAGGGGTGTACTGGACAACGTCAGACCAACTGTTAAAACTGTATCCGTGAAAAAGACCAGTGCGATGAAGCATTTCACAAATGCCATCAACGACACGTTTGTATGCTTCCCAGCCAACAGACTCAGCCGTTTCAACCGAACCGTAGTCAAAGGTCTCAACCCCGAAGGTTGAACTGTCCCTGTCTACTGTGCGCCCGATCGGAGGTGCGATTTCGGGGGCTGTAGTACAGCCAGCTAGGTCTTGATATCGATAGGAACAAGAGGCTGTAGGAGCAATTGCAAACGCACGATCCATATTGGCTCTGCGTGCTACAGCTGCTGCTGAATCAACTCCGTCCTGAAGTGCTTTAACTAGTTTACGTGCATCTGGAGTCACGATGGTATCGATATCTTCGTAAAGATGTTGATTCAAAGCTTCACCAAATTCGCTGTATGAAACTCCCTGCAGCGCAAGGAAGTTGGCAAGGCCCAGCATTCCCAGACCCACTTGACGATCTTCCTCTTGAGGTAGATATTCGCCAGTGGACTCAACACCAGTTTTGGGGTGCAAAGAAATAAGCTCTTCCATACCTGCCTTGAATGCATCCGGCAGTGTTTCTGGAGTGCAAGCACCCAAATTAATGTGCTCTAACAAGCAAGTGCCCCGGCTGCGGAGGAACACTTCCAAGCAAACGTTTGCGTAAATGCGCCTACCCCATTGGTCAGAGCGAATCTTTGTCAGCCAGATATCACCACGAGCAATACCTGCAAGGATTGCTTCCTTGACTTTACCGGTTGTGTTCTCCCACATAAGAGGAGTCAAGTTAACGCAGCGCTTAGCCCAAGGGATCTCGTTGCGTGGTAGGTTCACAAATTCAAGAATATCACCGTGATTAATGTCAAGGTGAAGAACTACTGCGCCGTTCTTATAGACGCCTCCTCTGCGAAGCTGCTCGTTAAGGCAGCTATAGATTTTGCCAAATGAACACGGGCCACTCGCAACGAGTCCATTCCCGTTATCAGTGCCACTTGATCTAATTTTTGAGAGGTGGACAGCAACTCCTGCTCCATAACGCAAAGCGTGAGAAACAAATCGCCAACTTGCTTCGATACCATTAGGTCCTTCCATTGAATCTTCTACGACAAAAACCGTACAGCTCACAGGCAAACGGCTGCTCTGGTCATCAATCCAGTTCTGCACACGACCAGTACGTGCAATCGTATTATTTTCCATATGTATCGTAGTGAGTGTTCGCTTGAGGAAAAAGCCCAGACAAATCGGGCGGTTGATAGTTAGGTCCTTTCAAAACTTTGCCATCTCCTCTGTAGATGACATTTCCTTGTTCATCTAGCTTACTCATATTTGACTCAAAGACGCGGCTTAGCGCCTCATCTAAATCAAGTTTGTAAGCAGCTGCAAACTGATAGCAGACAAAGACTAGATCAGATAATTCTTTGAGCAACTCCTCACGACGCTTATCGTTTTCAGGATCAGCGTAAACTTCGTCAGCTGCCTCAAAAAATTCTTCAGCCTCTTCACGTATCAATGCACATTGCATTGTCCAGAGTTTCTTTTTTACAAATCCAAAGTTGGAGATGTTGTTACAAATCTCCTGCCCAAACACTTCTCGGAAGCGTATGGCTTCATCTAATCGGGACATTAAGAATATTAGTCAGTTGTTTTATCTTATGGTTGCAATGAATCACTTTTCTCGGAGAGTTATACGTCCTCTGTCAAGATCGTATGGAGACAACTCCACAGTGACTCTATCACCAACAAGCAGTTGAATCTTGCGTGTAATAAGTTTTCCTGACGCACGACAAAGACATTCATGGTCAGCGGGTTTCTCAAGGCGTACACGGAAATATCCATTGCCATCCTCACGAAGGATTTCACCCTTCGCTTCAATTACATTAGCTTTTTTACTCATCAGAAACCAGTGGGCTTTGCTTTATTTCTTTTTGCTTTTGTTTTGTCAGGAACAATAGTGAGACAGGCAGGTGCCATCTCAAGTAGTTCGTCGTCTGATTTGGTAAGTAAGAAGTCAGACACACGGTCGATAGCCATAGCCATCAAGCCAGCTTTGGTGATGTTTGATAGAAGATGGCTAGCTACGTCATATACAAACTCTTCTCGCTCGTTGTCAGTCATTCAGGATGTGCGTATGTATATGCATCTAGCGTTGCGTCCAGGTGCTCGATGATGTTGTTGGCTCCGACGAAGCGCTCAACAGTTTCTTCCTCAAGGTCGCAGAACTCGTATCCCATGTCGGGGTCGAAGTCACACTGAACAGCTTGGTGAACGACAACCAATGTCGGCGTAAGCTCCACTTGAAGCTCCTCAGCGAGTGCTGTGCGGTTGCCCGTCGCCGTCTTGATCGGTACCAGGTCCAGTTCAGAGTTCTCTTCAGGCGTAAGACCTTTGAGGTGCTCCTTGAGGCGAGTGCAAGGAGGGCAGTTGTCTTGGGTGAAAACATAAAGGTGATACTGTTTCATTATTAGACAGTCAATTTGACAAGTTGATCTTCTAGTTGTTTAGCCAGCGCGTCATATGTATTACGACTGCTGTTATATACGTGAGATGTACTAGAGGCACTAATCAATTTGATCAATGCTTCAATTTGTTTTTTGTCGAGCGTCATGCTTCCATACCATTAGTGTAATAAAATCCTCCACTACAATTGTGACCGTTTGATACACATACGTGGCGGCTATGTTGATACGCACGCATACCAGAATGATAAGTAATCATCACTGGCTCACCAATATGCACATCATCAAGACTGCTACATAAAATAAGTCGGGTAGCAGGAGGCTTACGTTTATATTGTATTTCAGCATCATAACTAAGGTGCATATCTTCCTCTAACGTCACTGGATTGAGAACAGGTCGCACAGACGGAAGAGTCATAGCAATTGCTTCCATCTCAGTCTGAGTGTGTTTCATCGTTGAACCATTGTTGTGTGGGTAGAACAGATTTGACTTTGGCAATGTTGGGATTGGCCTCTGTGAACACAAGAATTGCGTTGCCTGGATCCCGTGCTTTAACAACAGCAGAATGCATCTGCCCTTGTTTGTCTAGATAGTTGACGATGTATTCAATCGGCTTCATAGTTTTCTTCAAGCCACTCGTCATAGTTGAGCAGCAGGTAAGGTTCGTCGTATAAATATTGCGGCGTAGGATCGAAGTACTCAACGTACTCCGCATACTGTTTCTTAAGTTCTTCTTGAGAAAGAATCATAGGATCAAGTCAACAGGTGGTAGATACTTTTTGTCAGCAAGGTATTGCTCGACTTCTGTGCGTTGAGCAGGAGTGATGTAACCAAAAGAGATGTTGAGTATCTGGTTGAGATATTCAGTAGCAGCCTTTGGTGAATCTTGGGCCAGTGCTGCGTGGCACAGCAAAACGATATCGAGGACGTCATAGTCCGGTAGTTCAGAAACTTTTGTCATTTAAAAAAGAGTTTTAGTCCTATTGCAAATCTACCTTCATCAAGCTTAGATGTGTCGGCTAAGTATTCCATAAATACTTTCAAATCATCATCGCCATCCTCAACTCCTAATGAAATAAGTGGAGCATCGATGTTGGCTTTATCGCTATCAAAAGGAGAGTTGATAGATAAGCCGGAGTAAAGAGTGGTTTCCGGAAAAATAGGATACAAAAGCTTTACACCGGCGTGATTTAGGCCAGGGTGATCATTTCCCTGTTTAGGACTTGATTGATGTTCAACAAATAAACGAACGTGTTCATTAATATCTGATTGAATACCAAACATACCCATCGGTTCTTTAAAGTTTAAAGTCTCATTATTGTCCCAAGGATCCACATTTAAAGAGAGATAAGTCTCAATATGTGAGGGTGTAATAAGACCAGTCAATATAGTTACGAGGGTTCCAGTAATAGACCAAATGCCAATCCCTTCGAAGCCAGTCATCGTAGTAATAAAATAATTTATGCATTTTCTTCATTGATGAGCTCCAAGTATTCAGTTGGGTTATCAGCGAAATGGTCTAGCAGTTCAACGAATGTTTTAACAGTCAAATGATCTGCATCAACAGAAAGGTAAAGCAACACATTGGTTAAATACCTCCGTGTTGCTATCAGTTCAGTAACAACTCGACTAGTCATTCAGAAGTCGATTTGGTCTTTGTCGCTGGACAGCTCGGTAGTTTCTTCAACGATAACAACATCGGCTTCAGTGACTCCCAGAGCGTGTCGAAGGATGTCAACGCTGTCACGCATCACAGCGGTAATTTTGTCGCTTGCACGGTCCGCACGAAGCTCGCTGAGCTGGTCGTACAGCATCTGATCGGAAACTTTTTCATCACCAATTTTGACGTTGGCAAAGCAAGGCTTCATTTTCGACGTACCCTTCCAGCTGTTAAGCGTGAAGCGAGTGTCGAGGTCGTAGCTGTTGTACAGACCCATCAGTGCGGTCATAACCGCTTGAGACCACAGAGTGGTGAGGCCAGAGGTAACAAGAACCACGTTGCCTGCACTGGACTCCAGATACACGTTGAGCTTGGTGGACTTGAACTCGCCAATGTCTTCGGCAATATCAACGCCAACAAGACGAACGTTTTGGAATTTGTAAACAGGCTTACCAGAAGTAGGAATGGTCAGAGCACGTGGCTTCTGATCTTCACCCAGATACTGGAAGAAGACTGCGTCGCTGTCCTTGACAAGCCCAACGCCAATCATCATGGCAACGTCCATAGAGACTTCATTGGTTGAGCCTCCACAGAACTCAGAAACGAGGGCGGAAGAAGGAGCGATGGTCATAGTGAGTTACTTAGTAAGTGAACAAAGCCCATAAGGGCACAGGTGAATAAAGCGCCTGCTAAGGCGCATAGGTTTATCGCGTCGGCCAGTTACGCGCAGGGTCAAGAGCAGCCAAACGGTCGGCACGCATCTGGCACATAGTTGCCACTGCACCAAACAGCTCTTGCTCATTGACGTAGCGCGTATTGACGAGCGCTATCAAGTAGTTCTCGATGTGAGGGAGGAGTTCTTTAATAGTTACCATCAGGCAGCAGCGAGCTCCCCTTGCAGTTCAGCCTGTTTGGCGACAGCGAGGCATTCAACTACGGCCCAGACAAGTTGTCCGGACACGACGTTTTGATCACAGTAATATTCGACTGTGTCTTCAATCAACTCAGTCAGCTGTACAAGCTGAGCTTGCGAGATTTGCATTAGTGAGAAATATAAACTTCAAGCCCAATCGCCGGGCACTTCTTAAATATAGCGCCCGTTAGGGCGCAATGAAACACTATTAATACTTAATTCCAATATTGATCGTAGAGACCAATCACCAAATGCCAGGAATCACCTGTCCGGTTAGTGCGTAAGCGCCGAGTGCAGCAATGATGCCCATCATTGCGAAACGACCGTTCAGTTGTTCAGCTTTCTCGTTGTGAGTCACAGCGACCTCCGTTGTGTACATTGTTGGTTCTTTGGCGTACACATTTGTGCGTCCGCCATCTTCAGTTGTGATCGTCATTTTGTTCTCTTTAACTGTTAATTATTGTAACTATTTTCTTAGCGATAAGTGAGCTTATCGAGTTTATTCTCAAGACGAATTAAATGACCTTCAACACGGTCAAGCATTCCTTCAAGATCAGCTTTACTAACATACTGCTCCGCAACACGAAGCTCTACTTGGTCAACACGTTTATCAAGCTCGTGAATGCGGTTATACATACGGCTAGTTAGAACGCTCAGACCCGTGACAGCTGCAAGAGCAGCTGGAATGACAAACTCCAGCATCAGTCATAGGACGATAAATGTCTTTCTGTATTGTATCAAGGATGATATCAATATCTTTCTGCTGGGGGTTGCTGGCAGACATATGGTGATGCCTGTAAAAGACAACAACTTCACGCAGCATTCGCTTCTGTTCTTGAGACAAATTCATTGTTCAGGGTGCAACAGGAAGAGCGACCGGAGGCTTCACTTCGGGAATCTCTACTGCAGGAATTTCTACTTCAGGGATTTCAATTTCAGGAATCTCTGGAATTTCAGGGAGCTTAGGCAAACACCCCACTAATCCAAATAGCACTAAAGCAGCAATAATTTTGTTCATATTAAATCTGCATACATATATAGTTTGGCATAAAAAAATCTGGGTCTTACGCTAAATGCTGTGCAGCCCAGATTATTTATTAAAAATCAACCAATTGCAGGTGCTTTAAGAGCCACAGGTGTGGTCTCAGCAGATGCGAGGTCGAGGGGGAAGTTGTGAGCGTTGCGCTCGTGCATTACTTCCATTCCGAGACCAGCACGGTTCAGAATGTCAGCCCACGTATTAATTACGTGACCTTCCTTCGAAGTAATCGACTGATTGAAGTTGAAACCATTGAGGTTAAAAGCCATAGTGCTAACACCAAGAGCAGTAAACCAGATTCCAACGACAGGCCACGCCGCAAGGAAGAAGTGCAGAGAGCGGGAGTTATTGAAAGAAGCATATTGGAAAATCAAGCGACCGAAGTAACCGTGAGCGGCGACAATGTTATAAGTCTCTTCTTCTTGACCAAACTTGTAGCCATAGTTCTGAGAAATGTTTTCTGTCGTCTCACGGATAAGTGAGCTGGTAACCAAACTGCCGTGCATAGCACTAAACAGAGCGCCACCGAAGACTCCAGCAACACCCAGCATATGGAATGGGTGCATAAGGATATTGTGCTCTGCCTGAAACACCAACATATAGTTGAAAGTTCCTGAAATACCAAGGGGCATTGCGTCAGAGAAGGATCCTTGACCGAACGGATAGACCAGAAAGACGGCAGAAGCAGCAGCGACAGGTGCGCTATATGCAACGAAGATCCAAGGGCGCATACCTAGCCGGTAGCTAAGTTCCCATTCTCGTCCCATGTAAGCGAAGATACCGATGAGAAAGTGGAAGACAACGAGCTGGAAGGGTCCGCCGTTGTAGAGCCATTCGTCAAGGGTTGCGGCTTCCCAGATGGGATAGAAGTGCAATCCGATTGCGTTTGAAGACGGGACAACTGCTCCTGAAATGATGTTATTTCCGTAGAGGAGCGATCCTGCAACTGGTTCACGAATGCCATCGATGTCAACGGGGGGTGCGCCAACGAAGGCAATAATAAAACAAATAGTTGCTGCAAGCAGCGTGGGGATCATCAAGATGCCAAACCAGCCGACATACAGACGGTTGTTTGTGCTTGTGACCCATTTACAGAATGAATCCCAGTTGTTTTGGCGAGACTGGGAACCCGCTAGGTTCGAAATTGTAGACATTTAAAAAGACGTTTTGTTTGCGGGTAGGACTCAGGTGTGGTTAACCTTACCTCCCTATGTTAAGTTATGAAACGCAAACTTGCGTCATTATTTATACTCAAATCTCTGCTGCTGGGATCATATTTTCATCCCAATCAATGAAAACTGTATCGGCTTTAAGTTCTCTAAGTACTTTGCGTGTTTTGCGTTGCAAAGCTAATTTGTCAAGCCAACCTTTGGTTTTTTGATTTCTAATCGTATGAGACATAAAACCTCCTTACAAATTTGTTAGGAGTAGTTGGACTACTCCCAACTGACTTAAGTATATGAGTGGACTCACACAGGTGTGAGCCGTGTATGCCATTTAGTCATACACTTATTCATTCTCAATAAGTCTTCATTCGAAAGCTCAGTAATACCAATTGGCGTACATATCGCTTTCGGAAGAATAAACTGATGAAATGCAGACTGCGCTAGCAGAGCAAGAACTACTGAGAAAATCAGTAGTTCATTGGATCTGTATATATCCATATAAATTGACTTGTAAACACTAGACAGCTGACAAGTATGCCGTTGCTACATCGATAGCTCGGTTACTAATTTGTAAGCCCTGTCCAAAGTTAGCTCGGGCAAACTGACGACGTGCGCCAGCAGTAGTCTGGTTGCGAGTAGAAGTTTCTACTTCAGTAATTGCATTGACTGCATTCCAAACAGAGAAGGGTGCATAGTCAGCGCCCATACCAAAGCGGAAGGCTCGGTTGAGCTTGTCACGCTTGCGGAACTTTTGCCCATCTTCGAGCTTGTAGACCTCATCAACAAACTCGTTGAAGACCTCGGTGCCCATAGACACACGGGCAAACTCACGCATCAGGTCTGCTTCTTGAGCAAACGTCTGTCGTGCCACGTCAATGGACGAGATGAGATTGTCGAAGTTTGCATTCGCTCCACCCTTGTGGTGAACGGAGACTTTGTTGTCGCTATTAAGCGCAGCAGCCAACGTGTTGCAGCAGACCACACGGATGTTCGTGAAGATTGCGCCACAGCCAGTCTTGCCGTCATGTCCTAGGTATCCAACGATACGTCGTTTGATTGTGTCCCCAGGGACGATGTCCGTCTCCGCACCACGGAGTGTGGCGGTAAAGGCGACTTTGCCTCCGTCCGCAAGTACGACGACGCTGTCCATGTCGACCTCCTCCCGGATAAACTCCGCCATCCGAAGGAGCGAATCGTTCTGCACGATTTCGTATTGCTTGGAGACAACTCCAAGGAGAGCTTGGGTGTCTGTTCGGACAACTCCGAAGACACCTGCTGGTGTGTTTGACCAGCAATTGGCGTCATTCTCTCCAACAGTTGAGAATGTCTGGTATTGAAGCTCTCGCTTTTCGACAGTGAATAAAGCGTCGGCAGTTTCAAACGCCTCTCGCGCCGGGAGTGTGCCGTCAGTGACGACCCCCATACCGTGCCATGCACGTTCTCCGTTACCGAGCCAGCCAGATGTGAAATTTGCGGGCATTTATCGAACATATAAAGAACACGCTCTTTTGAGCGCACGAGAAAGTAGAGCGCCCGATAGGGCGCAATGTCGGATACAAGGATTAAATGTCGCTAGTAACCGATGGATTTATTTTGCTGAAAAATCTTCTCGTGGCTTTTTATTAGGAATCAGCGATATATACATAGTTTCATTAAGGTTATTCTGTAGATATAAAATCTTGATGTACATAGTCC